AGCAGCCCTGATTTTGGCGGCCTATGAACTGCCGCCGGTAGCTTATATGGACTGCAAGCGCCTTGACGAACAACCGGAGGACTGGGGATGGCTGAACCAATCGAACTGAGTGATTACACAAACTCCTCGATGTCTTGGGATGTCGAGGGAATGTTGCGCCATTCGATCAAGCAGATTCAGGAAGGCAAACGCGAGGCAAATAAAGCCATCGTTGTTTTCTTGAATGATGATGATGGAGCCTGGGACATCGGTTTCACGCAGGCCCAGCTATCGCACTCCGAAATCATTTCTATATTGGAAACCCTCAAGCATTATTTATGCCTTGAGATGGTCGGTTATTACGAATGAAAGCAGTTCTAGTCAAATGGCGAGACATTGCCTCATGGGTTGGCTGGAACGACGATCTCATTAATAATCAAGCAGATGAGCCACCAACCTTCTACACGATAGGGTTTTTGGTTCGTAAGACTAAGACAAAAATAACGATAAGCGACACCTATGAAGTCGGTGGAAATATCACAACTTTTCCGGCTGGTTGTGTAGAGGAACTGAGGGAGATTGATTGTGGAACATCTAAAAAGGTACGCAACAGCAAGGGAACTTGAATACATTGCTGCTATTGAAGAGCATGGAACTCAAAGAGCCGCAGCCGAAGCGTTAGGCGTTGGAAGAACAGCAGTATGTCAAGCCATAAAAGCCGCAACGGTACGAGCGGCCAAGCGTGGCGTTTCTCCAGAACACGATATGACCCACCCCGCAGCGCCGGGGTTTTCTGTATCTGGAACTTCGACAATGTATGGGCCAGAGGGCGACATCAAAGCCCAATGGGTCAAGACGCGGCAGAATGAATCTGAGCGCGTTGAGCAACTGCTCGAAACCCTCAACGATTACGAATTCAAGCCGGTTGAGGTAATCAAACCTCCTAAGATCTCAGTCGAAGATCTTTGTACGCTCTATACCATTACCGACTTCCATTTAGGAATGTATGCCTGGGCAGCAGAAACAGGCGATGATTGGGACTTAGAAATTGCCACGAGCGAATTCGTTGGAGCCATTCAGGAAATGGTCGAGGGATCGCCGGACTCAGAAACAGGAATCTTGAATATTCAAGGCGACTTCTTGCATTGGGACGGACTCGATGCAGTCACGCCAACCTCCAGGCACATCGTGGACGCAGACACACGCTTCGCCAAGCTGGTAGAGATGTCCCTCGATGTGATCATGGCTGCGATCTCTTTGCTGCTAGTCAAGCATGAAAAGGTCAAAGTTCTAATCTGCGAGGGTAATCATGATATCGTCGGCTCCTTATGGATTCGCAAGGCGATCAAAAAGATCTACATCAAAAACCAGCGGATCGAGATTGACGATACTGAGTTTCCGTTCTACGCCCATCTACACGGAAATATCATGCTGGGCTTCCATCATGGGCATAAGGTGAAGAACAAATCCCTACCTGCCCTGTTCGCATCTGAGCCACGCTTTCGAAAGATGTGGGGACTTGCAGATTATTGTTATATCCACACCGGTCACTATCACCAGACCGAGCAGGATATGGCTGAGCATGGGGGCGCGATTGTCGAGCGGCATCCAACTCTATCTAGCAGGGATGCCTATGCTTCCAGAGGTGGCTATGTAAGCTGGAGAGCAGCCCACGCGATCACCTATCACAGAGATTTCGGTGAGTATCGAAGAGTTACGATTACGCCAAAAATGAGGAAGGAAAATGAATAAGTGCTACCAATTAAGCGACTTCTGGAAAGACATCGACGCAGCCAAGAATAAGGGCGAATTGCTCCATGCCTGCCGCAAGGTGCTTTCACAGTACGGCCTGCATTCCAATATGCCGAAGGAAACTTGGGAAAAGTTAGAAGCGGCTACAACGCACTTCTATCGGTGATCTTTCCAGATCTGGTCTGATTTTTGGTCAGATTACGATTCCCGGTCGGGCATAAATCCGTCGAATTCGATGGGGTTTAACAGAAATATACCCGCTTGGGAATAAAAAACCCCGCCGAAGCGGGGCTGTATATACAGTGTACATACACTAATTGTAGAGCATATTCTCTTCCATGAAGATCTCTACTTCCTGATCGCACGGCTTATCTACACCGTAGACCACAGGACATGGGTTGCCCCAATAGCCATTTTCTTCGTTAAAGGTGTCGGAAGCGATTACGCCGGATGAAACGCCGACCAATACAGCGCCAGCAATGAAGGATAGAATTGATTTCATGATGAACCCCTTAAATTTAATGTTTGCATACTTTAGCAAATCCTTATGGAGCAGTCAATGATTGATGAGCCTGTAACCGTTGGTGAGTTAATCAACGGAGAACTTTTTGAGTACCAATACGAGGTCTACGAGGTGCTAGAGAACCGTGGCACGAGGTATGTGCTATGCGAGCGCAAACGAGATCTTGAACTGCTCAACATCGAGCATAACAAAATTGTGGAGCCAATCTAATGTCACAGTTCATGGATTTGATGCGCCTGCCGAATATGCGACTGGGTGTCGCTAAGGGGCAGTTTGACGATATTTCCCATGCCCATCCATTCGGCGCAGTTCCGGCAATGTCGCAGAACCAAACCGGCACGATCTGGGATGTCAACGATACAACTTATCCCTGGGCGAGCTGGGCAACCGCTGGAACGCTTTCTATTCCGGCTGTGAACGCCTCAGACAATGGAAAGACTGTGACCATCGTTGGTCTTGATGGTAACTACGATATGCTCACAGAGTCCGTCACCGTGTCATCTAGCGTAGCTGTCACGACCACAGCGGAATTCAAGCGGGTAAATAGTGCGTATATTGGCAACGGATCGGCTACAAATGTCGGCAATATAAACATCCAGAAAGGCGGAGTTACGGTTGCCAGGATCACCGCGAACAATGGGCAGACTGCAATGGCGGTCTACACGGTTCCGGCGGGATATACAGGCTACATATTGCAAGGCGCGGCCTCTTGCCAGTCAGGAGCAGATGCCACCGGAAATATGTTCGTGCGCTATTTCGGCGAGGCTTCTTTCCGAGTAGGCCATTCCTTCGAGGTGTCCGGCGCTGGCGGTGCGTATCTATACGAGTTCTGCATCCCGGTGAAGATTTCAGAAAAGTCTGATATTGATATTCGGGCTTCAGTCCGTAGCAACAATGCTCGATTAACAGCAGCCTTTGACATCCTCCTGGACTACGATTAGAGTCCAGGAGGACGAAGGCCCAGGAGCGACAACTCCCAGGCCTTCAAAGAATCGGGTACTGACCTACCCGTGAAGAAAGTATAGAACATCTATCCATTCATCACAATTGGCCAGCCCGACCGCGAACCGCAGCGGAAAGAGGCGCACAGGCTGATTCGTCCTGTCCGGTCAAAAGCAAATCCAAATAAATCTAGGCGCTGTCCAACCCCTGACAACCTAGTCCCTTGACGCACCCATCGGGTGAGCGTTTGGTCAACTGGATCGACTTGGCCGTTGATTCAGGCAGCAGAATGAAGTGCTGCGGGGAACAATGAGTACCCATAATTCACTTAGCCAGTGATTGACCAATGAAGCCCATGCAGGGCTGAGGTCAAGGGGAAAATGGGGTTACTATGTGCAGATGAATAAGAAAGCAGTTCTAAAAGGGTTTGAAGCATTCCAAGCTGGACTCGACATCGATGCCAATCCTTACAGGTATGAAGAGGAACGCCGGTGGTGGTCTTTTGGGTTCTTCTACGCAGAGGACTTCACAGAACGCGCCGCGATCCTGGAATACGAGGCAGGCTTTGATCGCCAGGTTGCTGAAAATATGGCTAAGTCTATGATTCAAAAAGGGAAAATATTTATAGCAAAACCTCTTGCATTTTGATGGTGTAGCGTTATTCTATACCTACCAGCAACGAGCTGGGTTAGCCGAAAGGAGTTAGACATGAAGATTACGATGGATGATGTAGCCGAACGGATGTACAACGACATTCACTCCGGTTTCTATTGCCAGGAATGCGGTTTCTATACGCGATTCTTTGCTGGCTCAAACGAAGAACCTGAAGATGCTGATTGCGTCTGCGAGGTTGTTACAGACTGCCCTTACTACATCGACAAGATGGAGGGCGAAAACAATGCGTAAATTCAAATCAGCACTACGCCTTTTCTTCTGGCGTCGCCGCGTTCGTAAGAACCACGACCGTCATATCGGTTGGGGCATCTGGAACTGGAGGCATCTGTAATGGAAATCAAAACCGACAAGCTGATCGAGGTGCTGTCTTGGGATGGCGGCTTTATTGCCAACTACAACGACAGCGTAATGATCTTCACGCAAGACAAAGCGATTCAGGTTCACAAGGATTCCCTGACCGATCTGATTTTCACGCTTGCTAATGTCGAGCAGGAAGATGCGTTGCGCGTGCTGCACGAAGATGATCCGCGCTTAGATAAATCTCCCTGGGGGAAAGAAGATGAATAATTTCGTAACTCTGGCCGGAATTGATGTATCCAGCCACATTGAAAAGAAGGGCAACCTTTCATATCTGTCATGGGCATGGGCTGTCGATCAACTCATGCGCCAAGACCCAACAGCGAACTGGGAATGGCTAGAGCCTCGCTTTTACCCAGACGAATCTGTAATGGTTGGCTGCACCGTGACCGCGTTTGGTAAGCCCATCACGATTCATCTGCCTGTGATGGACAACCGAAACAACGCAATCAAGCAGCCCGACGCTCGCAAGATCTCTGACGCTCAAATGCGCTGCCTGGTCAAAGCAATCGCTTGTCATGGTCTGGGTTTGTATATCTACGCAGGAGAAGATCTGCCATCAATTGAGACGACGCTGGAAGAATTTACAAGCAAGTATTTAGACAAGATGCAGGCAGCGGCAGCAAACGGAACAGACGCGCTCCGCAAGGCTTACGCCGAACTGCCTGCAACAAAGACCACAAAGCAATTCTGGGAAGTCGAAGGTGATGCCCTGATCCTCTGGGCAAAAGGAGTAGACAATGGATAACGATCAAGACCGCTACGAGTACGAAATCCTGCGCGAACAATACGAGAAAGAACTGAACGAGCAGGAAAAGGAAACGCGGAAGCTGGAAACCGCCACATTCAAACTACTGCAAGAAATGCTCTACCTGGAGGCCTACTAATGCACACACTCGAACAGATCTGCATCAAGGTGAAATCCATAACCGACACCATCCTCAAGTACCGAAAGGGACGCGATCAAATTGACGAACACGAATGGGAGCGGATGGTGGTCGATTGCCAATACCTAGACCGAGAAATCCGCGCGCAGCTTGATTGCGGAAACATTGAGCAAAGCCTCGACAACATCAAGCGCAACCTTGACACGATCACAGGCGTAACGCATTGGTGAACCCATGATTACAAACAAGCTAGGACTGCCGGACAGTATTGTCCGAGCCGTAGAAAACGATAGTTACTCACCAGGAAAGTCTGATATTTCAGTCACCAGCTTGATTGACTCGCCCAGAATCGTTGCCCTCAAAAAGCAACACGCAGGCGAGATCGTTGAGGATGCGTCAGATCGAATCTGGAGCCTCATGGGTCAAGCGGTGCATTGCATCATTGAGCGCGCCCAGACGGACGCTGACATTGCCGAGCGCCGCATTTATGCAGACGCAGGAGGTTGGAGGCTCTCCGGTCAATTCGACCTGCTATCCGATGCCCGCCTGATTGACTTCAAGATGACCTCGGTCTGGACGGTGATTCATCATTGGCAGGAAGGGAAACCGGAATGGGAGAACCAGTTAAATGTTCTTGACTGGCTCTGCCGAAAGAATGGCTTGTATGTCGAGCAGCTTGAGATCATTGCGATCCTGCGGGACTGGTCGAAATTCAAGGCAATGGAGGCCGGATACCCAGACAATCAGGTTGTCCGAGTCTCAATCCCGCGCTGGAGCGAAGAAAGGCAAGAGCAATATGTCTTAGAGCGCGTTCAGGCGCACCAGGACGCGAGATCTGATCTGCCCCCATGCTCCGCAGAGGATCAATGGAGAAAGCCCGAAAAATGGGCTGTGATGAAGCCTCGGCGCAAGTCGGCGGTTCGCCTGTTCGATACCGAAGAAGCGGCTTCTGACTACCGCCGAGAAAATGTTGAGGAAGGCTACATCGAATTTAGACCGGGTGACGCGGTTCGATGCAGCAAATACTGTAGCGTTGCCCAGTTTTGTGACCAATATAAGGAAATGATAAATGGATAAGCGATACGATTTAGTGCAAGGCAAGCCGAGCAAGAACGGAAAAACCTATTGGCACAAGGTCGGGACGATGTACGCGAAAGACCAGGGCGGTTTTGATATCATCCTAGATTCCCTCCCGATCCCTAGCTACGATCCGCAGTACGGAAACCAGCTTCGGGTGAAGGCCTTTGAAGCAAAAGACCGAGCAGCACAAGGCAGCAGTCAAGACAAGGGTTTTGACGACGATATGCCGTTCTAGCAAAAAAATGCCCCTCGGAAGAGGGGCTAGAGGGCTGGAGGATTGCTCGAAGAAGAAGGATCGAACAGATATGAGTTTAGCCGCAATGACCTGGGCTTGGGAACAAGATCTTGAGCCTGCAAACAAAATTATCCTGCTTGCAGTTGCTGATATTGCAGACGAAGAAGGGATCGCATTTCCCTCGGTGGAATACCTAGCAAAACGCTCCCATATGAGCGAGCGCAGCGTGGTTCGCCATGTGAACGAACTTGTGGAATTTAAGCTGCTGATTCGTGAGCATCGCCCAAATAAGCCGAATGTGCTGGTATTGCCCCTTTCTATACTGGAGGTGTCAGACTGTCACCTACCATTGTTCGAGCAGTTCTGGAATCTGTACCCGCGAAAAGTCGGCAAAAAACCGGCCTCTCAGAAGTGGCAGAAGTTGAAACTGGATCAAGTCGGGCATAGAATTATAGAAGATGTAAAGATCCGAAAAGACAGAGATGCACAATGGAAGCGTGGATTCATTCCTCACCCGACGACCTACCTGAACCAGGAACGGTGGAACGATGAGATACAAGAGATCCACAGCAGGGATGCCGCCTCGATAGCGAGGAAATGGCGAGAGCAGCGTGACGACTTTCTAAACGGAGATTTGTTAGATGTCCCAAACAGGCTCACCCATCACTAGCCGCCACATGGAAGCCCTCTGGGGCCGATTTGAGGCAATCTATGGCAAGAAATTCTCTGAGGAATTCGGCAATGCTATCGAGATCTGGTTCCGGACATTCCAAGAGCGAAACCTCAAGCCAGAGGACATCAAGTCAGGAATCGACGCTTGCCTTGATTCAGGCGATCAATTTCCGCCGTCATTGCCAAAGTTTCTGCGGATGTGTCGACCCTTGCGAGCAGCAGCCCATGTGCCTTTTGAACCCGCACCGAGGTTGTCACTTGAAAACCGAAAGCAGAATCAGCAAAAGCTGAGTCAACTTGTTGGAGAACTCAAGCGAACTCTTGGCGAAGCTGGAAAAGATCCAGCAGCGGCAAAGGCAATCGCGGCAGGAAAAGTGGAAGAGGCTGAAAAACGAATGGCCTGAAGGGGCAGAATTCCTACAAAGCATGGCGGCTATTTTCGGAAAGCCAGCCAGCGTAAAAATAATCAAAGGCGAAGAGGTATTGTTAGATGAGCGCAGATGAAGAAGAACAGCGCCAGCACGAGATAAGGGTCAAGAATCAGGAGTTAGCGCAAGCTAAAGGTCGCAGGATTTATTACGAGCATTACAGGAAAGTGCATAAGGCTTTGCTCATGAAGCAGTACGAATCCAAATACCCGACTGCTGCAGCACAAGAGCGTGAGGCGTACGCCGATCCTGACTACCTGAAAACACTCAACGAACTGGAGCATTGGACAGCAAGAGCCGAGCTTCTATCGCTTGAACGCGCAGATTTAGAACACAGGTTTGAAGCCTGGAGAACGCGCCAAGCCAACCAAAGGGCGGAGCGGGGGAGATATGGAGCATAGTTTCAAGATCGACTGGAACTCAGACCACGACGCGCACGCATCGGTTCACCGAAATAAACCAGAACTGTGGAACCCTTATTCGGTGCAGCTTCCTCCGCTAATCAATACCACAGTCGGGGAACTACTGAGCCACACGGAATTCAGCAAGCTGGCAATCAACGCCCATTTAGACGGCGAACCCTTACACGCCAAGATTCAATATGGACGGATGGGCAAGCGGAATGTGATGTATCTAGTTACTAACAAATATATCTATGCAGACGCATACGGAAAAATGCACAGGAAGAAGCGTGAAGATTACCAACGAACAAATCAGGGAAGCGATCAAGAAGTCGGGAATGAACATAGCCATTCAAACGGTCAGGGCGAGGGTTGAAAGAGGAATGCCGCTAGAAGAAGCTGCATCATTCGCTGCCCTCAGTCCGAAACAGGCCGCACGAAAGGGCGCTCAGTCCAGCCCATTCCGAATGAGTTACAAGACCATTGAACGCAGAAATTAAAAAGCGGTTCGACATTCTCTCGCAGCTTGGATGCTGCATCTGTCGGCAACCGCCACAAATCCACCACCTGATCGGCATCAAGTATCGGGGGATGGGTCAAAAAGCCGATGATGCGTTCACGATTCCTCTCTGCCTCTATCACCATACCGGGCCAGAAGGAATACACACACTCGGCAAAAGGGCATGGGAAGCCAAGTACGGTTTCCAGGATGATTGGTTAGAGGAAACAGAAAGGAGAATCGAATGTCACAAACAAACTGGGTCTATTCTCGACTGAAAAAAGGGCCGCTGACTGCGCTGGACGCGCTCAAGGAAGGCGGAATATTCAGACTGGCCGCAAGGGTCAATGACCTGAGAAATAGCGGCTACAACATTATCACGATCAACAAAGATCTGCCAAATGGCAAACGAATCGCAGAATACAGACTTGGCCGAAAGCGTGCGAAATAACATCGTTTCAGTAAGCGGCGGTAAAGATTCAACTGCCTTGCTCTTGCTGGCTATTGAGCAGGAAACGCCAAACCTTCGGGCTGTTTTTGCCGACACAGGCAATGAACACCAAATGACCTACAACTATGTGGAATATCTGAGCCAGAATGTCTGGCCGATTGAAGTGTACAAGGCTGACTTCAGCAGGCAGATCGCCAAGAAAGCCGAGTTTGTAGCGACCAAATGGCGGGAACAGGGCATTCCAGAGGAAAAGGTAGAGCGAGCTATTGCAGCTCTGAAGCCCACTGGCAATCCATTCCTTGACCTCTGTATCTGGAAAGGGCGATTCCCCAGCACCAAAGCCCGGTTCTGTTCCGAAGAACTGAAGCGCAACCCCATCATCGAGCAGGTGTACGAGCCGATTCTTGAGGATGGTGGCGAGGTGTACTCATGGCAGGGAGTCCGCAGAGATGAATCCATCAACCGAGCCAAGCTAGATGAACTCGAAGAAGTCGGTGGCGGACTGTGGAACTACCGCCCAATCCTAGACTGGACTGCTGAGGATTGCTTTGCCATGCACAAAAAGCATGGGGTCAAACACAACCCGTTGTACGAATTGGGAATGGGCAGGGTGGGCTGCATGCCCTGCATCCATTGTCGAAAGGATGAACTGCTAGAAATCAGCAAGCGGTTTCCAGAGGAAATTGATCGGATTGCGGACTGGGAGCGAATCGTTACCGATCCCGCAAAGCTAGACCATGCAACCTTTTTCCCCAACAACACCGGATTTGATGGCGTATGGGAAATGGTCGAATGGAGCCAAACCCGAAGAGGTGGCAGGGAGATTGATATGTTTAGACGAGATGATGAGCCAGCTCTGTGTAGCAGCATCTACGGACTTTGCGAATGACGCTTGACTTGCCATTCCCTCCCTCAGTCAACGGTTACTGGCGAGCCATCCGAAGGGGAAATCTATGCACTCAGATCATTTCGAAGAAGGGTCGGGAATATGCCGAAGCTGTAAGCACTTTCGTGAATGCGGCAGGGCTAACAACAACCCCGCTGGAAGGCAGATTGGAAGTGACTATCTTGCTATGCGCACCGGATCGAAGAAGGCGCGATGTGGACAACTACAGCAAGGCGGTACTCGATTCTCTGACAAAGGCTGGCGTCTGGGAGGACGATTCCCAGATTGACCGGTTGACGGTGGTCAGGGGCGCGGTAGAAAATAGATGCACAGTTTCTATACGGAGCCTCGAATGACCGAGAAACCCATCCAATTCAATGTCAAACTCACTAAGAAAGAATTAGAAAAGATTGACGCTAACGCCCGCAAAGCCAATATGACCAGAAGCGCATTCGTTCGTTTTGTAGCACTCAATTCTGTGATTAAGGTGGAGCAAGACCAATGAAGGTTGAAGATCTCGCGTTAGATACCCTGATTCCCTATGCCCGGAACCCGCGCAAAAACGATGGGGCTGTGGATAAAGTTGCAGCAAGCATCAAGGAGTTCGGCTGGCGTTCGCCAATCGTGGTGGACGAGGAAATGGTCATCCTGGCCGGTCACACCCGCTATAAGGCTGCAAAGAAGCTAGGACTAACGGAAGCACCGGTACACATTGCCGAAGGGCTTACCGATGCCCAGAAGAAGGCCTACCGCATTGCCGAC